TTCGACGTACCCGTGCGGTTTGACTCCGATGAGGCCCGCATCACCGTGATCGACCGTTCCCCGGTAGGCCTCATGTACTCGTGGGAGGGGATCGGCATCGTGGAGATCCGGGTATGAAGGTCATCAGCCCGGCCCTTCAGGCGCACCTGGCCGGCCAGGTCACCACAACCACGGACTTGGTGCTGGTCACGCGCCGGGATGGTGCCCGCTTCGGTTTCACCACGCATGACAATGACATCGAGTTCGGTGGAGTCACCTACTACGCGCGCAGCATCGACACCAGCGCGGTGCAATCGCGCGGGGACATGTCGGTCGACAATCTCGACATTCAGGTCAGCCTGGCCGGCCCTGATGTCACCGAGGCCGGAATCCGTGCCGGCCTGTGGGACGGTGCCACCGTTCAGCTCTCGCGCGTGAATTATGCCGACCTCACCCAGGGCGCGCTGCAACTGCGGCGCGGCGAGCTGGGGCAGGTCAGCTACAGCGAAGGCGTAGCAGCTGCCGAGTTCCGTGGTCTCACGCGCCGGCTTGAAAACGCCATCGTCGAGACCTACACCCCAACCTGCCGCTATGACCTAGGCGACTCCCGCTGCGGCGTCAACCTCACCAGCTACACCGCCACCGGCACCGTGACCGGGGTCACCGATCGCGCCGCCTTCACCGCCAGCGCGCTGTCCGGGGCCGATGACCTCTACACCTTCGGCAAGCTCACCTGGACGGCCGGCGCCAATTCGGGCCTGAGCATGGAGATCAAGCGCCAGCAGGTCGGCGGCGTGATCACGCTCGCCCTGCCCATGCCTTACGCCATTGCGGCCGGTGACACCTTCAGCGCCGTGCAGGGGTGCAACAAGCTGCTCAAGACGTCCTCCGGCTACACCGGCGACTGCAAGGTCAAGTTCTCCAACGTGGTCCGCTTTGGCGGCTTTGCCGAAGTTCCGGGGCCTGACAAGGTGCTCCAGCGGGGCAAGAACTGATGGTCACGCGCGCGCAGTTCGTGGCTGAGGCTCGCACCTGGCTGGGCACGCCATTTCAGCACCAGGCGCGCGTGCGTGGCGCTGGCGTGGATTGTGTCGGGCTGGTGATCGGCGTTGCCCGCGATCTGGGCTTGGCAGACGTTCAGATCGCAGACTACCCGCGCACCCCGCAAGCCAGCCGCCTGATGACGGAATGCCGTCAGCACATGCGGCCGCTTGCGCTGGCCAGCGTTCAGCCTGGGGACGTGCTGCTGATGCGTTTCAGGCGTGAGCCGCAGCATGTTGCGGTCGCGGCTGATTATGTGCACGGCGGACTCTCCATCGTGCATGCCTATGAGGGCGCCGGTGCTGTAGTCGAGCATCGGCTTGACGATGCGTGGCTGGCGCGCGTGGTCGCGTCGTTTTCAATTCCGGGGATTGTGGATGAGTAGCTCAGTCGCCCGGTCTGTCACGCAGATCGGCTTCACCATCGCCGGCAACGTGATCGGCGGCCCGATTGGCGGGGCCATTGGCTCTGCACTGGGTGCAGCCATTGCCTATGAGCTGTTCCCGCCCGACCCGATCAAGGGTCCGCGCCTGGCCGACCTGAAGGCTCAGGTCTCCAGCTACGGCGGCAGCATTCCACGCGCCTGGGGCGCGGTGCGCATGGCTGGCAACGTCATCTGGGCAAGCGATCTGATCGAGACCGAAAAAACCGATGAGGTCGGCGGCAAAGGTGGCGGGCAAGAGGTCACCACCTACAGCTACTCGATCAACTGTGCCGTGGGCATCTGTGTCGGGCCTATCGCTGGCATTCGTCGCATCTGGGCCGACACCGAGCTGGTCTATGACGTTGCAGATCAGTCCGACATCGAAGCCCAGCAGGCCAGCGGCGAGTTTCGGCAATTCTTCACGCTCTACACCGGCACCGACACCCAGCTCCCCGACCCCACCATGGAAGCGGCCCTCGGCGCCGGCAACGTGCCGGGCTATCGTGGGCTGGCTTATCTCGTCTTCACCGGTCTGCCGCTCGAGCGGTATGGCAACCGTCTGCCCAATCTTGAGTTCGAGGTCATGGTTACCGCCACGGCCGGCGCTGCGGCGCGGTCTTTGGCCGTCACGGTCGACGCCTACTCTGGACAGGGCATCCTGTTTCCGGCGCAGGGTGTGGTACGGCTGGGCTCTGGCTCTGACAATCTGGTGCGCACGTTCTCGCTCATCGGCTCGGCAATCGGCATCGAGGGCCGCAGCGATGCCGAGATGCTCTGGCCTACGCTGGTCGGGGCCGGATCAGACCGTGCCATCTACGGGTTGATCGATGGCGCGCAGCTCGTGGCGCAAGTTCCAAACGCAGGCTCGCTCGGCTGGGTTCGCGTAATCACGGGTACGGGCGCTGAAATTGATTGCGCTGGTTTCTTTTCCGGCCGGTATGTTCGTTCCGTTGTTCCCTGCGTTGATGGCCGGGCGTTCCTCGTCGCGCTTCACACGGCGACAAGTGGATCTTCATCGACATGGGTTCTTCTGGAGTTCGACGGCGGCACTATCACGCAGCTGCGCACCGGCACCTTCATTGGCGGTTGGTTTGACACGTATCACTCTGGCAACACGGCTCAGGCCAGTGGGTATGCCGCAGCAGTCATGGAAGGCGACCGGCGTCACTTCTGGACGGCATATCCCCCAACCTTGTCCGTGGTGCGTGGTCGCATCGAGGATGATGGCACGATCGTCGGAGTGTCCAGCCTGTCATCGAGCGTCGGCGGATTCATCAATCCCAGCATCCACGCCGATAACGGCTATTGCTGGCTCATCCTGGACACAACGCTCAATGTGTTTCACGGCGGCGGCGCGCTCACCGCAGCCGCGCCAACGCTGGGCACGGTGGTGCAGAGTCTGTGCACGGCGGCTGGCTACAGCCTGGCAGATCTCAACACCGCGGCGATTGCTGATCCGGTTGACGGCTACGCCCTCTCGCAATCGGCCACGGCACGAGGGGCGCTTGAGCAACTGCGCGCCAGCTTTTTCTTTGACGTAGTGGAGAGCGACGGCACAGTCAAGTTCGTGAAGCGCGGGGGGGCTGCGGCCGCGATCATCAGCACCGCAGAGCTTGGCGCCACGGACCAGCCGGGCCCTCTGAGTGTGCAGCGCGCGCAGGAAACAGAGCTGCCCGGACGTCTCAATGTGGCCTACCTGGCGGCCGATGCCGACTATCAGGTCGGCACACAGAGCGCGCGACGCGAAACCGCTGGCAGCCGCAGCGTGCAGGACGTTCAGCTCGCCGTGGCCATGACCGATCTGCGTGCTGCGCAAATCGCCGACGTTCTGCTCACCGACGCATGGCTGGCGCGCGAGACCCGCAGCGCCGTGGCCTCGGCAGAATATGCGTACCTGGAGCCGTCTGATGTGGTGCAGATCGTCGACCCCGATGGCACGGTGTTCACCTGCCGTGTCACCGAAACCAAGCTGACCGGCCCGCGCATCGATCTGACGCTGGTCGATGACCGCGCCGCCATGTACGCCAGCCAGGCAGTGGCCGGTGTCACGCCCGGCGGCCAAGTGCTCGCGCTCGATGGCCCCACGGCCATCAGCGTGCTTGATCTGCCGGCCCTGCGATCGCAGGACAACGACGCCGGCGTTTACGTCGCAATGCGCGGCTACACCGCCGGGTGGCGTGGTGCTCAGGCCTTCATCGAAACGGACGGCAAGTATCAGGCCGTGGCGGCCGCGACCATCGCGGCCACCGCAGGCGCCTGCCTGACCACGCTCGGCAACTGGACGGGGGGCAACACGCCTGACGAGGGCTCCGTGCTCCGCGTTGCCGTCAATTCCACGCTGTCATCGGTCGGCGCCGATCAGTTTCTCGCAGGCGCAAATGCGGCGGTGGTCGGCAACGAGATCATCTTCTATCGCACGGCCACGCTGATCTCTGCCGGCATCTATGACCTCAGCGGGCTGCTGCGGGGCCGCTTCGGGACTGAGCGGTTCATGGCCGGCCACGTTGCCGCCGAACGATTCGTCCGCTTGGCAGACACCTTGATCACTCGGGCGGGGGTGGAGTCCAGCCGCATCGGGCAGACCATCAGATACAAGGGCGTGACCTTCGGCGCGGCGCTGTCAGAGTCGGACAGCGTATCGGCTGTGTTCGAGTGCGCGTCGTTGCGGCCGCTGCCTCCGGCGCAGATCGCCATCACGGCCCCCGACACCGCAGGCACCTACCGCATCTCGTGGGTGCGCCGCGGCCGGATCGACTGGCAGTGGCGTGACGGCGCTGACGTTCCGCTATCAGAGGCCTCGGAGCGTTATGACGTTGAGATCCTCAGCGCCAGTTCGGTCGTGCTGCGCACGTTCAGTGGGCTCACCTCGCCGTTCGTCGACTACAGCAGCGCGCAGCAGTTCGTGGACTTTGCTGCCGCCCCGTCGAGCGTGAAGCTGCGTGTCTATCAGCTCAGCGCAACTGTTGGCCGTGGCTTTCCGGCCCAGGTCGATCTGCCTGCGCCGCCCGCGCCCACCACGCTGGTCTTCACGCGCAACTGGAACGATGGCCAGATGATTGGCCAGAGCCTCTACGGGAACTCGTCGCCTGCGCAGTCTGTGGTCGGGAGCCAGTACTACCTCTACTCAGGCGCCGGCACCGATGCGCGCACGCGGTTTGACACCGTGGCGCCGTGGCTCAATTTCGACGCATCGGTCGAGCTGATCCTGCCCAACGCGCTGACGAGTACGCAGGCCGGCATCGTCTACGGCACCACGACATGGGTCAATGCAAACGACACGTTTGCGTATTGCGCGGTCATCAGCTCGCTGGGCGTTGGCCTGGCGCGCGGCAGCAACAGTGGTACCGGCAGCTACACGCTCATCGGATTTTTCTCCATCGCGCTGACCGCGGGCACCAATTACACGCTGCGCGTCGTTCGCACCGGCAACACGCACGACGTCTATCTCAACGGAACGCTGCGGCTGACCGTGAATGACAGCACGCACTCGGCGGGCGGGCAGTTCGGATTGAGGCACAACGCCGGCGCCTCTGCCTCGTGCGTTTTCGACAATCTCAGCATCACCCTGAACCCATGAGGCACTGATGGACGGCCCCACCACCCAACTCGAAACGATTGCCACTGCACAAAGCCAGAAGGAAGTCACCGCCAACGGGCTGTTCGATTCAATGAGCCCGGCCGCGTTGTTTGGCCGCCGCGCTGCCTCGACCAGCGGACTCACCTGGGCAATGTACGGCGGAAAGTTCCGGGCGTCCGGCACGCCAGGCAACCTGTCCAACTGCTCTGTGGGCCTCAACGCCAACACCACGAACTACGTGGAGTTCGACCCGGCCAACACGGGCTCCAACAGTGGTGTGAGCGTCAATCAAACCGGATTCACTGCCGGGCGGGTGCGCCTTTACACCGTGGTCACCAATGCCAGCAACGTGGTCACCAGTTGGACCGATCACCGTGACTGGGGCGCGCCCACGCAACCCCGCATCAGCTTCAGCGTGGCGGGCGCTGCCAACGTCACGCTCACCGATGTGCAAGCTGCGGCCGGCATCGTCGAGCTTACCGGCGCGATCACCGCATCCATCGCCGTGATCTTCCCAACCCAGCCGCGCCTTTACGCACTCTTCAACAACACCACCGGCGCATTCACGCTGACCGCACGCACCAGCGGTGGGACCGGCGTTCAGCTTCCCCGCGGTTCTCGCGTCATGGTCTACACCGATGGCACCGACGTGCAGCCGATTGAGCCGCAGGCGTTTCTGCAGCAGCTTGCCTACGCCGCCACCATCACGCCAGATGCCAGCAAGGCCGAGCGGTTCCTCATCGGCGCGCTCACTGGGGCCCTGACCATCGCAGCGCCAAGCAACGCCCAGCCTGGCTCCGCGCTCGAGTTCACGTTCCTTCAAGACGGCACCGGCGGGCGAGTGATCACGTGGAATGCCGTCTTCAAGAAGGCGGCAGACGGTGCCGGCACGGCCAACCAGCGTGGCAGCACGCGATTCTTGTTCGACGGCACCAACTGGATTCAGCAGGGCGGCGCCATGACCTGGTACACCTGATCGGACCGCCATGGACCTGCACATCGCAGAAGTCTTCAAACGCTACGCGGCCGAGGCCTTCGGGATCCTCGGCGCGCTGGTGGGGCTCTCGTTCCTCGAAAAGCTCACGCTGCTGGCCGTGGTCACCGCCGTCGTGGCGGGGGCGTCGTTCGCCATCGTGGGCGCGCCCATCCTCGTCCACTACATCGACCCGCCGCACGCCATCCGTGACCACGTGCTGGCCGGCTGCGCGCTGGTGCTGGGGCTGGTCGGGTTCCTGCTCGCGGGGGCCATCCACGCCAGCGCCGCGCACGCGCGTGCGTGGTTGCCGGAGTTCATCCGCCGCCTGGTCGAGAAGCGGGGAGGTGTCTGATGATCTCCACCGCAGCCTATCTGCTGGCCTGCCTCATCGTGGCGGTGCTGGGCATCAAGTCGCTGGGCCGGATGTCACGCCGCACGCAGCACCTGCGGCGCGCCGCGTTTGCGCTGTGCACGGCCGGGGCGCTCGTTCCGGTGGTGGTACTGCTCACCCACGCGGCCAGCAT